TCTCCTATGCCACCTTTTTTCTTTAAATCAAAATGATTAATAGTGGTATGAAAAGCATCTTGTAATCTTAATATATCTCCTAGATGTATATACTCCCACGCACCTTCGTTCACACAATCATCTATTGCTTTTAGTTTATTAATTAAGTTTAATGTTACTTCATCTATCTTTGGTTTAGTTGTTTTCTTCATTGTATTTTTCCTCTATGTTTTTTAGTTTTTTAATATATTCTATAATTTCTTTATGTGTATATTTATGTCTTCCATTTTTGTCAAGTGGAAATCCTATTAATGCCTCGTGTATTTCATACATTTGTTTATTTAAATATATTTCAAAATTAGAAAATCCTAAATCTTTTGGGTCAAAAGTTGCTAAATTTGACATTTGTATTTGTCTTTTGAAATTAGATTTCTTCATCTTCATTCTCCTCTATACTTGTTATAAAAAATTCTTCACCGGTAGGAATAAATAATCTCTCTGATTCATACTGGTCACCTCTCTTCTCTGCAGTCTTCCTATCTCTGGCATTAATCTCCTTGCGATAGTAATAAACTTTCTTTGCATATAATGTAAACTTAGGCATGCTTAATCCTGTTTTTCATATACATCTCTTGATTGAAATTTAACAAACTTCAATACAATTCTGTCATCATCATCTCTTACAGTCATCTTAAAGTGTTCCCATATTTCATTCATCTCATCTCCATAGATATAAATTAATCTATCTTTAGGTTTCTTTTTTATTTTAATTGGTTTTTTTGGCATCTTTATTCTCCTTTATATATCCTAATGCTAAATAGTTATATTGTTTATTTGTTATCTTGTCAACATATACAACAGTATTTTTATTCATATGTTCTAATTCCATATCACAACCTAGCACTCTCCATAGGCCTTGATGTAACTCCCAATGTTCCTCCGGTGTAAAGTTTTTATTCATCTATCTTACCTCCTAAATAATAACTGCCGGCACTTAGTAATAACATACTTGCACCAAAGACAACACTATTATCATCTGTTGTACTTGCTAGTACACTAACACCGGATATAAATAATACACCGGCCAAAAAGTAAAAACAATAATTCATTTCTTTTTTAACTCCTCTCTTAATATATCAAGCATATAAGAAAGATTCTGTAGGTCTTTACTTAAATCAAATGTTATATAATCTTGTTGTTCCATTTCTTCTACCTTCCTTTCAAGGTCACTTAATATTTGCTCTATTGTATTTAATTGAACTGGTCTTAACTTCACTACGCACTCTCCTTCTCTAAATCTTTTTGTTGTTGCCAATACCGGTCTTCCTCTTCTATTTCTTGTATCTCTTTATTTATTAACTTCTGTAATGCCTGATTAACATTCTCTAATTCTGCTCTTAATTTAATAACACTACTTGTTATCTTCTTTAACTCTTCTGCTCTTCTTATATTATTCTGTATCATATTATTATCCATTCATTATTTTATCTAGTGATTCTTGTTTAAAATGTTTCTTAACTGCACTTACTAAATGGTCTTGTAAACTAACAAGACCAACACCTATGATGCCATTACACTTTATTATAACATCTATAACTTCATCTACATCTATTTTATTATCTTTCATAAAATCTATTATTAATTTTTCTCTATCATTAAACTGCATTATTATTTCCTTGTTTATCTTTTATCATTTTATCTGTAACACTTTTAATTGTCTTTAGCAAGGCAATATTATCTACCTTTACAAATTCATCTACCCATTTACTCCTAATGTTAGAGTCTAAATACCAAGTAATAGCATTTAGTATCTTGGTATAGTCTTCCTTATTTAGACTAGCATAGTTAATAGTTTTTAATTCTACGTTCATTAGCAACCTCTCACGTTATGTTTTTCCCAATATAAATTCCAGTCTTCAGATACTACATCATGTATATTTACTTTCTCAAACTCATACTTAGGATTCAATTTATTTATAACAAAGTCTACAGTTTCTGCAAGAGATTCTGATTCAGATATTTTATTTTCATATCCTTCTATCTCATGTATTCTATTCTGCCAGTCCATTAAATAATCTTTATATCTACTCATCTTCTAAGTTCTCCTCTCCTTCTTCCATTGTATATACTGCATCATCTCCATACTCAGTACCTTCAAAGGTGGCTTTACCTTCATTACATGTAAATGTTTCTCCTTCTGTCTGCTCTACTGACCATGCCAAGTCTTGCATTTCAGCTTGAGTAAGTTTAGCATTAGACTCTACCTTGTAATACCTAGTGTCTACTGTCTGCTCACTAAATCTATATGTATATTTATATTCCATCTTTACCTCCTTTAATAATTAATAATGCCTCTTCTTTAGTCTGGGTTGGCCTATATACTTTCCAATTAGTTTTATCATTCGGCATTGTTTCTATTACATATTCTCCTTTAGTATTATGTCTAAAGATAGCCATATATAATTCTTCTATAGCATTATCAAACTCTTCTTGTGTAAGTAAATTTATCTTTAACTCCTTCACTAAATTAGCAAAGTGTTGTATATTTATTTCATTATATCTGCTCATAGTTTGCCTCTCATTTTATGTAGTGGCTAGAACTCGGACTCTGTAGCTGTTCAGTTCTAATTAAGTGTATTTACCTAGAATTTCCTAACACACCACTAATTTAATTAATCGAATAATCTAGTATCTAATACTGCCAGATTCTTAAATCCACTTCTGGCTTTCTTTTTTAGTAACTTCCACCAGTCTTTACTTTCAAATCTACCAGTAACAGTATTTCTAACCACGTTCTGATACTGAGTTCTATAAAGTTTATTCCTGATAGGGTTACCATATCTATTTAACTTTTCAATATTAGCATTGTTCATTTTAAATTATCCTTTTAAATACAACCATATTAAAACTAGCTATGGCCTTGCTAGTAAGTATCATATTAATACTTATAGTAGGACTAGTCATAAATAAGGGAGGAAAAGAACTAGTCCTATTATAAGTATTAAGTATGACAAGAATAGTAAATAAAAGTATGGCAACAATATATTTCTGGCCTTTATAATATCCAGCCTTATCATGAAGAGTCACTTTATATTTACTATTCTTTATCATATTTAAACTTTATCAAATTATTATTATTGTGTCTATCTATATCTGCTATAGGAATATCCTATAACTAATCTATCCAAACTTCTACTGGTATTCCTAACCATTCGTTACCAAAGTACCACACCTTGCCTTCTTTAGTATGAAACTTAAAAGAATCTATATCTATTTCTTCTAGCCAATTCTCTTTATCTTTTAAATATAAAGAATCTAATCTATTCAATAAATCTTTTTTATTTAGTCTTATATATTCTCCTTCTTTATATTCTTGCGTTATGTTTAGATAACCATAAATGTTTTTTGATATTCTTTAGTTCTTAATTTCATTTTTATTATCTCCTATTTTTATTTTATCTTACTCCTACTATTTATAATAATCTATCTATAACTATTATTAGTTTTTCTTATAGCCCTTAATGGAGAGTAAAGGATTCGAACCAATCTTTAGGAAGTTACAGTTCCTACCTAGACACCTTGTCTGTAACTACAAGGAATTATCTTTTATTACTCTAGGAACGGCCTACCCCATTTCACTCTATAGGATATCACTCCTATAAATCACATGAGCCAGTTAGACACTCTCCATTAAAGGCTATTTTCTAGCCTCTTTTCTCATTGCTCTTACGAAATGTACAAAGTCCATTTCTTCAACTGCTTGGCCTTTTCTTACTTCTTTAAAAAACTCCTGAACATCTTGAGGAACTTTTTTATTATGAGCAACTTCAACAAATTTTTTTATGTCTTTTACTTTCATTTATTTTTTATCCTTTCATTTTTTGTTTTTTATTATTCATACTTTTATACTATACTATTTTTATAATTATTATATCTATATCTGTTATTACTTTTTCTTATAATGTTTTTATATCACCTTTAATATATGCCTTTACTTTCTTATTAAATGCTATGTTATCAACATCTTGTTTGTTTTCTGCCTTTTTTATAACTGTTATCCTTGGAAGATTCTTTGGTCTTCCGTTAGTTTTTACGGCCTCTATTATAGTATTATCATTGCTTTTTATATAGCACCTTCTACACGTAATACACTGTTGGCCAGTGCAATTTTGCCTTTCTTTTAATGTATCTTTATCTACATTGTTAAAGACTTTATCAAAATATACTGGCTTGTCTTTGGCCTCTATAATTTTATTAATTAAAGGATTACTATAAACTAGAATTAAATTATCAGGCTTTTTATTGCTATCAAAATATTCTTTTATTACATTTTTTCTTTTAGTCCACAATGCAAAAGTAGTCCATTTATTAGCTTTTACTATTGCTATTAAGTTTTTTAAATGTAATTCATTTATTAAATCGCCATGGCTTTGAAGTCTAAAGATATTATCATTAAACATATAATTTTGATATACTTCTCTTTCTGATAATTCTTTATTGCTTAAAATATCTGAGTTTCTTTGCAATGCTTTAACTTGATTAGGGAAACGTGCCATTTCTAAACCTTCGAAACTGTAGCAATGGCCACATATTACTAAATTGTTTTTACTTGCATGCATCTTTATACAAAAATCATTTGTTAATGTATTAGTAGAAATAGATTTAATATTTTCCATTTTGCCAATGCCTTGAGATATACATAGTAAATCTTCTTTTTTCATTTTATCACCTCTATATAATAATCATTAAAAAATTCTTTTAAATTATAGTCTTCTAAAAATCCGTCACGTTTTAAACAATTATAATTATACTTTAAAAATTCTATGGCCTCTCTTTTATATTTAAAAGTATTATCCGTATATTGTTCGCCTTCGTCATTTATTATTTTATATTTCATTGTTTGCCTCTTTGGTTATGTTTAATAAATCTTATCATAGCACTAATAATATTCATAGTGCTACAATAAAATTTATATTTATTCATTTTCATTTATATTAAAATCTTCTACAAAACTATCTATTGCGTTTTGAGATTCATCTTGCATATCCATTGCTTTATCTTTTATATCTGCTAATTGATAATCAAAAAATTGCTCTAAACTTTCTCTTGTTCTTTCATTTAATCTTTTATCGTTAACAATGTCATAATAAAAGTCTTCTAATTGCTCTAATGCCTGACTAGCACCAGACCAGCAATCCTCTAGTCTTTGCTTTAATTCTTTTAATAAATCTTCTTGTTGTTGGTATTTGTCTTTTTTAATTGTAGTAGTCATAATAAAACCTTTCATTTTTTTATTAAATTTAAACATAAGTTTAAATTATCATAGATTGCTATAGATTTGGCCTATATCTATTATAAGGAAAACCTATAGCAATTATGATACTTAATTTATAAACCTAGCTTTTTATCCATTAATGAAACTAGCTTTTTTCTAAGTAGTTTCTGGCTTTCTTCTGATATATGTTTTACTACTTCTTCTTCTGTTAAAGTAGCAATGATAATACTTGTTAAAAAGTCTAAGTCTTCTTTATCTTGTCTTTTATCTGCTATGCTTATTGCATCTAAAAACTTTTTTATTTCTGCATCTTGTTTGTTTTTTATTTTCTGGTTCATAAATCACCTAGTTAATTATTAATAAAGTTCTTCTACTATATAAGACACCGACCAAAATAAAAGTTACATTTTTTCTTATGCCTTACATATATATAGACAACTGAAACGGCCAAAAGTTCCCTAAAATTGCCTATAAGTATTATAAGAAAAACCTATGATACAATAGTCATATTATTGACATGTTGCCGTCTTTAATGTTGACATCTTAACACTTGCCATGGTTTGCCTTGTCTATTTAGTTTATGCTAAGTAACTGATTAACTGGCCTTTATAAGGATATTAAGACACAAGAAGGCCAATCAGACTGGACTATATAGGCTTTTTATTGCCTGCCAGATATAACTATAGTTTTTTTTGGCCAGAAAAAGGCATAAGACACACACAGCAGGCCTACACACACGCACACACGTGCTATATCTATATATATATGCAGGTGAAACATATTTATAAAAATACTCGGCTTCCTGGACATGGGCCGAGTCTATATAATTATATATAATTTATATAAAACTATAATTATTATCATTATATACTTGACATAGAGTTTTATATATGTTATATATATTATATATATTATTATATATAACTATATTAAACTATATTATGTTCTATAGAGGCACTTTGCCTTTATTTAAAAAAAGTGTTATAATAAATTATGGAAGAGGTAATTAATTTTAAAAAACATTGGGAAAAGAATATAAAATACCAATGTAAACAAGATTTCTATAGATTTGTAAACACATTTGCACCAACAATCGTCTCTGATTGGCAAATGGGTAAGCATATTAAAGTAATATCAGAAAAATTAAAGCAATTAGAGTCTGGAGAAATAAAAAGACTCATGGTTTTTCTGCCTCCACGTAGTTCTAAATCAGTTATTTGCTCAAAATTGTTCCCAGCATGGTACATAGGAAGGAATCCAGAACATGAGATACTTACAGTCAGTCATAGCGACCAGCTTTCTAGCGATTTCGGTAGGTCTGTTAGAGATATTGTATCGACTAAAAGTTTTCAAGATATATTTACAGGTGTTTCTCTTAGGACAGACGTTAGAGCAGCAGGAAAATGGAAAACAAACAGAGGTGGAAGCTACTACGCAGCCGGAGTCAAAAGCCAAATCGCAGGAAGAGGAGCACATATAGCAATTCTTGATGATGTGATGTCTGAAGAAGACTCATACTCAGAAGCAGGAAGACGATATGTAAAAGAATGGTACCCTGCAGGTCTTAGAACTCGTATTATGCCTAACGGAAGTATATTAATTATTAATACCAGGTATCATTATGATGATTTATGTGGGTGGTTACTAAAACAAGAATCAGAATTTACAAATATACTACCTTGGGAAGTAATAAGAATACCTGCATGGTTAGATGAAGCAAGTGCCGAGTTATTAGAGTTACCTGTAGG